GCATTAATGGTGTAAGTCCTAGTCAAGTTGAAATGAAAAGCAACCTACATTTTTATAATGGAATTACTAGTAGTGATATCCAAGAAACACTTATTAAAAGTGCAAGCGAGCTAATCGATGAAGACACACCAAACTACCAATGGGTTGCAGGAAGGCTAATTGTATACCATCTACGTAAAAATGTTTACGGAAGTTTTGAGCCTTGTCATATTAAAGAACTTGTTGAACGAAATGTCGAAGAAGGTTGGTATGATTCTGCACTACTCGAAGATTATTCTGCTGACGAATGGAACGAACTAAACGATTACATCAAACATGATCGTGACGAAAACTTTACATACGCTGCAATGGAGCAGTGGCGTGGAAAGTATCTAGTGCAAAACCGTGTAACTGGTGAAATTAAAGAAACACCGCAAATGGCTTATATGCTTATTGCCGCTACACTATTTGCAGACTATCCACGTGAAACAAGATTAAAATGGGTCTAGGAGTATTATGATGCTGTTAGCAACTTTGACATTAGTTTGCCTACCCCTGTTATGGCTGGCGTTCGCACTCCTCAGCGTCAGTTTAGTAGTTGCGTTCTTATTGAAACTGGCGATAGTCTTGATAGTATTAACGCTACTACTTCCTCTATTGTAAAGTACGTAAGTCAAAAAGCAGGCATCGGGATTGGTGCTGGTAGTATTCGTGCTATTGGTTCTCCGATTCGCAAAGGTGATGCATATCACACAGGTGTTGTTCCATTTTATAAAATGTTCCAAGCAGCAACTCGCAGTTGTAGTCAAGGCGGTGTGCGCAATGGTGCTGCAACACTTTACTATCCGATTTGGCATTTAGAAGTCGAAGACTTACTAGTGCTAAAAAACAACAAAGGTGTAGAAGATAACCGTGTACGTCACATGGACTACGGTGTACAGTTTAACAAACTAATGTATGAAAGACTTATTACAGGTGGCGACATTACACTGTTCTCACCTAGTGATGTGCCAGGCTTGTATGAATCATTTTTTGCAGACCAAGATAAGTTTAAAGAAATTTACGAACGTGCGGAGCGTAACACAAGACTACGCAAGAAAACAATTAAAGCAATTGACTTGTTTAGTCAGTTCATGGGAGAGCGTAAAGACACTGGTCGCATTTACCTAATGAACGTAGACAATGCAAATACACACAGTAGTTTCAAAGAAGACGTAGCACCTGTACGTCAAAGTAATTTGTGCTGTGAAATCGACTTGCCAACAAAGCCACTCAACGACTTTAACGATCCAGATGGTGAGATTGCACTGTGTACACTAAGCGCAGTTAACTGGGGCAATGTACGCAAGCCAAGTGATTTCGAACGCATTTGTAAACTAGCAGTACGTGGACTTGATGCACTACTAAGTTATCAACACTATCCTGTTATTGCTGCAAAAATGGCAACAATGGGCCGTCGTCCACTAGGTGTAGGTATTATTAACTTAGCATACTGGATGGCTCGTAATGGAATGACATATAGCGATCCAAATTTAAATATGATTGATGAATATGCAGAAGCATGGAGTTATTATCTAATTAAAGCAAGTGCAGATATTGCTGCAGAACAAGGTGCATGTTTGTGGAACGACCAAACAAAATACAGTGACGGTGTGCTGCCAATCGACACATACAAGCGTGATGTAGATGAACTAGTAGCACCGCAAGAACGTATGCCATGGAATGAACTACGTGCACAACTACGTGAAACAGGCATTCGTAACAGTACACTAATGGCACTAATGCCAGCAGAAACTAGTGCACAGATTTCAAATGCTACAAATGGTATCGAGCCTCCACGTAGTCTTGTAAGTGTTAAGCAAAGTAAGCACGGTGTTCTAAAACAAGTTGTGCCTGGTATCCATCATCTTAAAAACAAATATGAATTACTTTGGGATCAACGTAGTCCGCTAGGCTACTTAAAAATTATGGCTGTACTACAGAAATACATTGACCAAGGTATTAGTGTAAACACAAGTTATAATCCTGCGTTCTACGATGATGAAAAGATTCCAATGAGTGAAATGCTACAACACTTAATGTTGTTTTACAAATACGGTGGTAAACAACTGTATTACTTTAATACCAATGATGGCGCTGGTGAAATTGATATTGACAAACTAGAAAATTCTGTTAATGTGGAAGAAGAACAAATTACAATTAATGAGGACGAGGCTTGTGAAAGCTGCGTGATATAAGGGAATAAAAAATGAGTGTATTTGATACAACAAATAGAAGTGACCATGTAACTAATCTAGCATTTCTTGATCCATCGGGCGGTGTTACAATTCAGCGTTACGATACGATGAAGTATCCTAGCTTTGATAAATTTACGGATAAGCAATTAGGATTCTTTTGGCGTCCGGAAGAAGTAGATACTTATCGTGACGGTAAGGATTTTAAAAATCTTACAGAACACGAACAACATATTTTTACAAGTAATTTGAAGAGACAAATTCTACTTGACAGTGTACAAGGTCGTGCACCAGCAGAATCATTTGGCAGCATTGTAAGTTTGCCGGAACTAGAGAACTGGATTATTACTTGGACATTTAGTGAAACAATTCACAGCCGCAGCTATACACATATCATTCGCAACGTGTATAACAACCCAAGTGTTATTTTTGATGAACTAATGGATATTCCAGAAATTTTAGAATGCGCTGGAGACATTTCAAAGTATTACGATGACTTGATTGAAGCAGCAGGCTACTACAATCTACTAGGTGAAGGCACACATACTGTTAACGGTAAAAAAGTAGTAGTCGATTTACGTGAACTTAAAAAGAAACTTTGGCTTGCTATTATGAGTGTAAACATTCTTGAAGGTGTTCGTTTCTATGTAAGTTTTGCTTGCTCATGGGCATTTGCAGAACTTAAGAAGATGGAAGGTAACGCAAAGATTATTAAGTTTATTGCACGTGATGAAAACTTACACCTAGGCAGTACACAGTTGCTTCTCAAAACACTTAAAAAAGACGATCCTGTATTTGCAGAGATTGCCAAAGAAACAGAAGAAGAATGCATTAAGATGTTTACTGATGCAGTTGACCAAGAAAAAGCATGGGCTGACTATTTGTTTAAAGATGGTTCTATGCTTGGACTTAATAAAGAATTGTTAAGTGAATATATCGAACATATTGCAATGAAGCGTATGCAAAATGCAGGACTTCCAAAAATCTACAATGTTACAACTAACCCTCTGCCATGGACACAAAAATGGATTGCAGGTTCAGATGTACAAGTAGCACCGCAAGAAACAGAAATCACAAGTTACGTCAATGGCGGTACAAAACAAGACGTAACAGAAGACACATTTAAAGGATTTAGTCTATAATGGAACTACTATTAACCGTTGCCTTTTGGGCACTATTCGTATACTTGATTTATAAATGGGCAGAGTCAAAAGGACGTAATGCTACACTATGGGCAGTAGCCGCAGCACTTATTTCGCCGGTCATCGTAGGCATTATTTTGCTATTTGTCCCAAAGACAATTGAAAAACAAGCTGAAGAAGCTAAAATGATGAAGAAATTAATGGAAGAATGATTACACTTTACAGTAAACCAAACTGTCCGTATTGCACAATGGCAAAGCAATACTTAGAAAAACACGAGTTTGCATTTGAAACTATTGATATTATGGAAGATAACGAAGCTCGTGAGTTTCTGCTAAGTGAAGGACACAGAACAATGCCACAGATTTACCATAATGGTAAACTATTAGTAGAAGGCGGCGGTCAAGCATTAACACGATTGCAACCAGAAACAGTACGTGAACTTATCGGAGATATTAAATTAGATGTTAGAGACTTCAAACTATAAAGTAAATGATGTAGTCACAATTAAACTTAGTAATGGTGAGGAGATTGTAGGGAAACTTACAGAAGATTCGGATAATAATATTCGATTAACTCGCCCATTAGTTTTTACTTTAAACCCACAATCGGGCCAAGCAATGCTTGTTCCGTGGCTTATGAGTGTTGATCCAGAGAATACACACCCTATCACTTTAAATAGAAATAATATTCTCGCAATTACAAAAACAATTAAAGAAATCTCAGATAACTATACGCAAGCAACATCTAAGATTGTTCCTGCGTCTGCATCAATGCTCAATGGCCTTGCTCCCTTGAAATAAATAGTTGTATGGCACATAGATGGGTACATAGACATAATGATAGACGGGTGTGTGGGGCAAGGACTCGTGCACAATGCAACAATGTAAGAGTTAACTATCGTTGGATTAGTATACAAGACGATCCTAATTCACATCGAAACGGAAACTTGATTGCTACCATTACTGTAGGCAAAGTTCATGCATTTCATAAACCGGTGATATTAATACACGATCCTGCTCGTCCGGATAGTTTGTGTCCCGGAGATAGCCATTGCAATCCAAAAGCATCTACAGCTAGTCCGAATGTCAGAGCAGGAAACACACAATAATGCCTAAAAGAAGTAGTTACACCGATTTTGAACAATTAGAAAATTTTAACGACTATGTAAGTGCAAGGCATCATATTACTGGCACTGTAGCATTAGGCGACGATGCAGCTAGAATCGTAGCCAGTGCAGAATATAGTTTTACAATTAAAGAATTAGTATGTGGGCTTATGAGTGGAAATGGCTTAAAAATGCCAAATCTACAAGTTGGACTACATTGTCAACTATCTTCGCTTTTACTAGAAGAATTAGTAGCAAATATGCAGCAGCCGGTATATGATGCTATTAATCAAGTACGAAATTCTGTCGAAGACTTTATGGATCACACAAAGCTAGATGACGTTTTGGGAAGAATGAATGTCATATTAGCAGAAGCACAACAAATAGCAAGTCTAATCAACTTTTGCGCTGCACCTGCAGACCCTAAAGCTATTCCGGCAATGATTGAAGAAAGTTTCGGAAGTTTCTTAGGGCCTGGAAAATCTCTCATGGATACGGTAGGTAAGGTCCCAGAAAGTCGTGTGTGTTCGTTA